CAGAGAACAGTTGGAGATATCGCTACTGGTATTGGCGCTGGTATATAATATTTTAATTGGCTATTAAACATGGCTGATACTTTTAATCAGGGTAGTTTACCTAATAATATTCAACGTGCTTACCCACGTAGACCAGGTACGACCACATCCGGACAAGCAACCTTGCGTGATTTTACTCACGCAAGTAAAATATTCAGAGAAAATGGGAATTATCAAAACACTCCTAAATTCAAATACTTATTTCATGTTTATTTTAAGATAAACCCAGAAGCATTTCCAGATGCAGTTAATAATTACGGGGTGTTAGTAAAAACAATTAAACTTCCTAGTTACAATATTGACACTACCACAATGAACCAGTATAATCGTAAAAGAATTATACAAACAAAAATCAAATACGATCCAATAGATATTACATTTCACGATGACAATGGTTCAGGGTTAGGTACACCTAACTTAGGTGGAACTATAAGAGCATTATGGAAAGCATATTATAATTATTATTATTTTGATGGTACTACTCCTGAGGTAGTATTTTCTGGTAATAGAGGGGCAGCAAGTCAACCAATACCAGGCGGTGGTGGAACAATAATAAATCCTACTGAAGCTAGATATAATAATAGAAATCAATATCAACCTTCTATCACAGGGAATAATGATTGGGGCTATATAGGTGAAAACAATAATGCAGATGGGGTCAAGGTACCATTCTTTAAGAATATTACTATCTTTGGATTTAACCGACATCTTTTTTCTGCTTACACATTATTGAACCCTATTATAACAAGATTTACACATGATACATATGACTATGCACAAGGCACAGGCATTATGGAAAATCAAATGTCTATAGATTATGAAACAGTTGTATATAACGAAGGTGCAATCGATGGGCGGGATCCAAGTAATATAGCTACTGGGTTTGGTGATAGAGGAAACTACGATCTACAAGAAAGTATTATAACACCAGATGGAGCAAACGAACCAGTTCCCGGACCAAATGGATTAGTGGACGCTAATGGCGGTGCAATTACTAGTAGTACAGGAGCAATAGTAGGTTATGGATATGGCAGTGGTAGAAATAACCCTAGCTTAGTTGCATATAATTCAATTAAAAATCCTAATACGTTAAATGGTCCTATTTCAGAGACAGTTGCTGGATTGTCTGCTGGAGCAGAACAAACTAATACCAGAAATCTTATGTTTAATTTTCCAAGTGCAAGTCAAACTACTGCAATAGAAAACAAAGCAGGTCAACCTATTAATGCACAACAAGGCCCTGAACAATTAGGAGACAAACCAGCTGGATATCAAGTTCCTAGTTATGCTTTCCAACAATATGGCAGAAATAGAAATCAAACTATTGATTGATAAATAAAATATGCCAAGTATAATAGACAATCGTAAATCTAACACAATAGATAAAACAATCAGAATTTTTGATTCGTTTTACTCTTTCAACCTCATTGTCAACCCCAATGAGTATGATATCGTGCATTCATACTTTACTTCAATATCTGATTCAGTAAACATAGCTGATAATTTTACTGTTATATTATTCAGAATTGCACAACAAACTCAGATACCAGTGCTTGATTTATTGAAACAACTTAAAGGTAAACAAAAGATGGAAATAAATCAAATACTTGCATATTATCTTAATAGTTTCAAAAACAAAACCACACTATATGGTACAAGTGTTTTACCAAAACCAAATCAAACAGTAGCACGAAACATTGTGCAGTAATTATGGCAAACTGGGCACAAGGTATATACACTCTTAAAAATCCACAAAAGTATGTAGGTAAACATAAACCTAAATATCGTTCAGGATGGGAACTAACATTCATGACCTTTTGTGATACACATAAAAGTGTGACACACTGGGCAAGTGAATCGATGGCTATTCCATATCGTAGCCCATTAGATGGTAAAATACACAACTATATACCAGACTTCTTTGTAGTATATCAAAATAAGTATGGTAAACAACTAGCTGAAGTCGTAGAGATTAAACCCAAAAAACAAAGTCTAATTGAAAGCAGAGTAGCAAGTGCCAGAGACCGTGCCGTAGTAGCGGTTAATCATGCTAAATGGCAATCAGCTATGGCCTATTGTAAGACGCAAGGTTTTACATTCAGAGTTATCACAGAAGATGACCTTTTTAGAAACGGGTCACGAAAGTAACTAAATACTTTTATGACAAAAAAATTAGAGGAATTATTTGAGTTACCCCAAGACGATATAGATGACTTGGCGAAACCAACCCCAGATAATGCACAGGAAATCACCACTGAAGCATTAGACAGTCTATCAAAAATAGAACAAGCATTACCACAAGTACGTGGATTAGAAGCTGCTGATGATGAGATGGATAGTCTCGCTACATTAGCACAAGATAGCTATAAAGACTTAATGGATTTGGGTATGCAAGTTGACAGCAGATATGCTAGCGAGATATTCAACGTTGCAGGAACTATGTTGGGACACGCAATCACAGCAAAAACTGCTAAACTAAATAAGAAGTTAAAGATGATTGATTTGCAGCTAAAGAAAGCACAATTAGATCAAAAAGAAGCAAGTAGAGAAAAAGAGATTGAAGCTACACCAGTGGGTGAAGGCAGAGAACTTGACAGAAACGAGTTGCTTAAGATGTTGGCTGCAAAATCCACTTAAAAAGATAAATAAGATATACAGGAATAAAAAATGCGAAGCCTCAAACAATACATCATGGAAAGTGTACATACTTACAACTACACTATCAAAATTGCCGGCACCATTGACAAGAACTTTTTAGATATGTTTAAGTATAATCTAAACAAGTTTGACCCAGTGGAAATCAGTGAGCCAAAGAGTACCCCAATACAGAAATCACCATACGGTTTCCCTAATTTAGAGAACGAGAGTGTTACTATCATCAAAGCTGAATTTAGATATCCAGCTACAGAACCAATGATACAACAGATTGCTCAATTATGCGGTTACAATGTTAACATGGTTCGTATGATAAGCACTAAATTTGACGATAGCATTGACAGTGAACAAGCGGGATATCAAAATGAAATGAGTCATAGCCCATTATTAGATCATACTGAATTAGAAGAACAACCAGATGCTAAACAAGCAAGTAAAGCATATGGAGATTCATATCTTCAATCAATCAAAGATCAAGCTAAAGATTCTAAGATTGATATTCCATACGCAGGAACAAGAACAAAAGATTCGTTTGACCCGTTCAAGCCATATCTAGATGATAAAAAGTTGGGCGACAAGAGTCCAATGAGTACTATTAAAATGCCACCGAAGCCAAAGACTGGCGCAGCATATAACCGTTAAGGAAAAGAAAATGGATATTAGAGATATATTAAAATCATTCGACCAATTAACCGAAGGCGAGTCAACTGTTCACAAAGCAGGTCCAGGCGGTTATGGAAATAGACACGGATCAGAAGATGTTACTGATCAATATGGCAAGCCAATTGGTCGTAGAAGTCTATCTAAAGCATCTGATGAACCTGCGGTAAAGCGTGGCAAAGGTCGTCCTCCAAAGAATGCTGATGATTCTGGAGAAGTTAAATCATACGACAGTTCAGCACTAAGCAAAGCAATGGGTATGGGTAAAGCACCTAAACCAACAGGCAAACCAAGTGTTAAGCATAGTCTTAAAGAATATTTCAATCAATTAGATGATGCATTGAATGAAGCAGGACTAGCAGTTCAACCAATGCCAGCTACATCGCAACAGAAGCAGCAACAACAAATGGCAGCAAAGCCATCATTTATGATTAAAGATCCTGCTAATCCAAACATGCCAGCTATCACTACACAAGATCCAGCAGTAGTACAAGCAGCTAAGAACGGTACTATGTCAATGCAGAAGCCAGGTGCTGCTCCTACAGCACCGGGTGCTACCCCAGCAACAGGTGCAGGTTCACAAGTTGCTCCAATGAAAGAAACCGGAGATGTAGGTAAGCACAACAATGGTACTACAGGCTTTGATGCATTAGTTCGTAAACTAACACCTAAGTATGGTAAAGAATCTGCTATGAAAATTGCAGGCGCACAATTAAAGAAAATCAAGGAAGCTGATGCACCACAACACTACGCTCAATCAAGCCCACTAAGCACAGCTAATCGCGGTGTATTAGAAAGCAAGAAGGGTGTTAATCCTTTCGCCAAGAAAGATGAATCTGATAAAAAGAAACTACCATCGATGGCACACATCAAAAAAATGTGCCAAGATGGAAAATCTGTAGCAGAAATCTGCAAAATGCATCCTGATTGCGATCAGAAGGAATTGAAACAGATGGTAGCTGATTGCAAAAAGAAATTATCAGAAGGTTTGACGGAAAGCGTATCAAACATTAAAAGAAAGATAATTAAGTTGTACAATCAAGGTCTTTCAGATGATGAAATTGCAGAACAACTAGGCATTGATAGCTAT